GGGAGCCGGTAGGGGTAGAGGAGGGTGCCCTCGAGGGAGTAGACCCAGCCGTCCTGGTGATAGGGGGGCTTGAACTTCGGATCGCTGGTTTGTTTGTGCTCCCATTCGGCGATTTCGCCGGGGGCGAGGGGTCGGCGCTGGCGGAATGTCTTTGGGGTGAACCGGATCTTTTGATGGGCGACACTGCCGTCGGGGCGCTGGTAGTCGTAGATGGCTTCGAGGGTGTGCCCGCGCGGGGTCGGGGGTGCGACGGCGGTGTCGGCGGTAGCGCCGGTGTCGCGGACGGGTTTGGGCGTCTCCTTGGAGACGCTCGCCTTCTTTTTGGTAGGTGCGGTTTTGCGTGGCGGGGCTGGTTTGCGTGGCGTTTGCCCGTCGGAGGCGGGATCGAGGGGGCGGGCCCCGAGATGGATGGCGGCCTCGGGGAAGCTGAGTCCTTTGCGGTCTTTGACGAACTGGATGACGTCGCCTTTCCAGTCGCAGCCGAAGCATTTCATGAAGCCCTTGTCGGGGCTCAGGGTGAAGGAGGGGGTCTTTTCGTCGTGGAATGGACAGTGGGTGACGTATTGTCCATTCCCGCTCCGTTTGACGGGTGCGTCGACGTATTGCCCGACGAGGGCAACCATATCGATTTCGTCTTTGATCCGCTGGATCTCGGAGTCTGGAATGGAAGGGGGCATGGGGGGAGGCCGCTACGCGGCGTGAAAGGTAAAAGGTGGGAAGGTAAAAGGTGGCTATTGTCTGGAGCGTGCTTCGTGGATCAGTTTGAGGATCTTTTCCCGGGTGCGGAGGGTTTTGATCTCGCGCCAGAAGTAGCGGGATAGTATGATGGTAAAGAGCAGCAGGTTGATCTGGTCGTAGATCCGGTCGGTGCCGAACTGCCGGACTATTTGGATGCTGTAAAAGGTCACTGCAAAAAAGATCCAGAAGAGGGTGATGTATTCGAGGAATCGATGGCGGGTTTTCATGGAGACTCAACAGGGTTAGGTGAGGGACTGAACAGTGTTGGGTGTGGCGTTGGCTCTCCGCAGTCGGAGGAGGCGGGCGAGGTTTCGTCCGGTTTCGGTGAGTCGGTAGGTGCGGATGGTTTCTGGGACGCCGTCTTTTTCGGCGGTCCCGATGTAGTGGATGTGTTTCTCGAGGTGGCCGGCGCGGGCGAGTTCTTCGGCACCGTCGGCAATGGCGCGCTGGTTGTCGTCGCGGTCGGGGTAGGTTTTGAGGCTGTCGCCGGGGGTGTAGGCGGTGAACAGGAGGGTGTCTTCGGCGAGTGGGCTGAGTCCTCCACTGGCGTCAATGGTGGTCAGGGTGGGAGGGCCGTTCAGGTGCGCCATGCGGTATTGGTGCAGGGTTTCGTAGTCGAGGGATTTGATGGCCTCGATGGCGAGAAAGCGCGCTTCGGTCAGGGAGTCGCGGGTCGCGGCCTCGGTCAGCACGATGTCGCGGATGGTCTGGAGGTAGTTGGGGTCGTCTGTAGTCATGGGTAAAGGTGGGGCGTGGTTAAATCCACTCTGGAAGGGGGGCGGTTTTTTCGGCGAGGTAGGGGATCTTGATGCTTTCAGCGGTGGCGCTTTTGAAGGATGCGTGGCGCATCTCAGATTTCATTTCATCGTGTGATTGGGACTTTGTTTCGATGACTCGCCACACGGTCAGCTCGGCGTCGGCAATAATGACGTAAACGTCAACGGGACGGGTCTGTCCGAACCTCCAGGAACGTCGGATGGCCTGGTAGAATTTCTCGTAGGAGTAGGATATGGAGGCGAATGCAATTTTGTTGCAGTGCTGCCAGTTCATTCCGAATCCGCAGATACTGGGTTTGCTGACGATGACCCGGGCGCGGCCCTCGCTGAATGCGATCATGCGGGTTTCTTTGGTTTCGGAGCTGTCGGATCCTTTTACCTCAACGGAGTCAGGTATCGCGGAGTGTAGGGCGGCGGATTCTTCGTTGCTCTCGCACCATACGATCCACGGTTCTTCGGAGTTGTTCACAAGGCGGGCGACTTCGGAGACACGCTCTTCGATGGTGTGGCGTTTGGCGGCGTGGAGGCTGGTCGCGTTCGGGGTGGGGATATCGAAAAGGAGTCCTTCGTCGATCTGCTCAAGCAGCGGGGTGTCGACGGTGATGGTATCGATGCTGAGCGGGGGGAGTTGGTAGGCGGAATCGTCGTAGCCGAGGTCGGATGGCTTCGAAACGCAGGCGGCCCAACTGGCGACCCATCGCCAGAAGGATTCCCGGGCGTGGCCTTTGATTCTCCAGTCGGCGGTATTCATGGAGTCGTGGATAAACCAGCGCATGAGCATTTCCTGGGTGTTCATGATCCCGAGGAATTCGGCATGGTTCCCGATCTCGGTGTAGTCGTTCGGGGCGGGGGTGGCGGTGCAGGCGAGTCGGTAGGGGACGTCGGAAAACTTATCGATAAGCAGTTTCTTGGTTTTGCTGTTCTGCCCTTTGAGTATGGATGATTCGTCGAGGACGACGCCGTGGAGTCCTTCGGCATCGAACTTGTCGATCCGGTCGTAGTTGGTGATGGTGTATTTCCCTTTTCTGGTTCCGTCTTTGGACAGGTGAATGTCGAGGCCGAGCAGTCGTTTCCCTTCGGCGATGGTTTGCTGGGCGACGGCGAGTGGTGCAACGATGAGAACGTCTCCATCGATGTGGCGGGACCATTCGAGCTGGATGATGGTTTTCCCCAGCCCGGTATCGAGAAAGGCAGCGGCGCGGCCAATGCTGAGAAGATGGCGAACGACGTCTTTTTGAAAGGGAAAGAGTTCATCGGATACGTCGATGTCTAGGATCCCGGGAGGAGTGACGCCGGCGACGGTTTTCTGGTTGAGAAATTGCAGGTAGTCCATTTCTTTTGGATCAACGGAAGAAGTCGCCCCTCTCGGATTCGGCGAGTTGCAGATTGGAGGTGGCCTGGTCGAAGTAGCTGCGCTTGAGTTCGGTGCCGATGAATTTCCGACCGCGCTTGATGGACTGGTATCCTTCGCTGCCGATGCCGGTGAAGGGGGAGAACACGATATCGCCGGAGTTGCTCCAGAGGACGAGGCACCGGTCGATGAAGTCGAGTTGAAGCGGGCAGATGTGTTTCTCGTCGGCTTCGGATCGGGCGCCTTTCTTGTTGAGAACGTTGGTCTGGCGAATGTCCATCCATACGGGGCTCGCCCATTGCTGCCACTGGTCGACGGGAAAGTCTTCGGCGGTGTGGGTGATGGGCTCGGTGTTCTCGCCCGGCTTGAAGAATACGAGGAGGTAGTCGGGATTCCCCATGCGTGAACGGGACGAGTCTTTTTTGAGTTGTTTGTGGAGAAGCCCTACGGCTTTGGTGCGCTGCATTTCCACAACGGGATCTTTCCAGACGGTGACGCGACAATGAAAGATCCACCCGGCGTCTTCGTGCGCTTTGATGATGCGGCCGGAGAAGTCACGGCGCCCGACGTGGCCGTGCATGGCTTTGCTCATGGGGAGGTCCATGCAATGAACGCAAGTGAGTCTCCCCGGCTTGGTGATGCGGTATTTCTCACGAATCAGAAACTGATACTGCTGGAAGAATTCGTCGTCGTCTTTGCAATTCCCCATGTCGGCTACGCTGTCGGAGTAGATATAGAGGTTGGCAAAGGGCGGGCTGTAGATGCTGAGATGGATCGAGTCGTCAGGCAGGGACTTCGCAAATTCGACGCAGTCGGAGTGGTAGATGTTCCAATCGCGTCCTGCGGTGTGATCCATTACGGTGGCGTGGGGATGGGTTTCTGTAGTCATGGGGAAAGGTGGGAAGGTTCTACTCTCCGTGTTCGTCGCGGGTCTTCCGTTCGGCGACTTCGACGCGGGATCGGAGGCGGCGGGTCCATTGGGCGGGTTCCCATTCGGCGCTCTTGAGAAGGGGGGTCATGGGGTTGTCGTCTTCGCGCCAGTGATCCCAGCCTTCGAGCCGGAGGAGTCGCACCTGGGGCAACAAGATAAGGAGGGCGGTGAGTAGTCCGGAGGAGGCGGTGCGGAGGAGTTCGTCGAGGACGGGCCGCGGTGCCCCCTGGCTGCGCCAGTCGTCGGCGGCGAACCAGTCGAGGAGGAGGGTGATGTCTTCGCGCTGGAGGTGGATCTCGACGGAGATCTGGACGGCGGCGCGGAGGTGGTCGGTGCTGGATCCTTCTTCGCGGAGATGGGTGAGGAGTTCGCGAATGGCCTGGACTTTGACTTCGCGGGCGGCTTGATCCCGGGCGGAGCGGATTCGCTGGTCGAGTTTGCGCTGGTCTTCGGTCTGGAATTTGCCGGAGGATTCGGGGCGGAAGAGGGAGGCGCGGCGGCCCTGGGTGGCGGCGGTGAGGGCGAGGGCGGTTTCGGCGATCTCGCGCCGGCGTCCTTCTTCGTCGTAGAGGACGGCGATGGGGATTTCCTGCCCGTCGAGGGCTTCGCGCCAGGTGGGCGGGGTCTGGGTTTCGGAGGTGAGAAAGAATCCGCCGGGTTTGCTGTCGAGGTCGATGTAGCCGGAGGTGGGGGAAAGGTCGCCGGTGCCGGGCTCGAGGAGTCGGCGGGATTCTTCGGGATCGAGGACGCGGGTTCCCTGGTCGGCTTCGATGCGGGCGTGGGCGGCACATTTATCCCGAAAGCAGGCGGGGTTGAGGCAGACGTTGTTCCGCGAGTTGGAGGGGAGTTCGTCGCGGTTTCCTCCCCACCAGGGGCAGTCGTGGCAGGCGGGGAGTTCGTCGCCTAGGGTGGCGTCGTCTTTTTCAAAGGGGGCCTGGCGGAGGTCGGCGCGGTAGTGATCGCGAATGTGTTCTCCGGCTTCTTTCCGGGTCATGGGGCCGGCGGGCCGGTCGAGAATCTCGGCGGCGGCTTTGGGCTGGAGTGCGTCGGGGAGTCCGGCGATGGAGGAGGCGATGCGGGGGTCGATGTGGTCGCGGTCGAATCGCTCGATGATGTCGGCGGGGAGGCTGACGAGGGCGAGGCAGTCGTGGACGTAGTTGTCGCTGCATCCGGTTTCTTCGGCGATCTGGGCGCGGTTGAATAGGTGCTGGCCGGTGAGGGGGTCGGTCTCGTCGAGCATCTGGGCGAATCGTTTGCCGATTTCACTGGGTCGGAGGTTGTCGCGCTGGAGGTTTTCGACGAGGTTCCATTTGAGGAGGTCGCGGCGGCTGGGCTGGTCGACGATGCGGACTTCGAGGGTGCCGAAGGTGTCGGGGTCTTCGGCGGCAAGGTGTTGCTGGGCGGCGAGTCGGCGGCCGCCGAGGATGAGCTCGACGCGCGGTCCGTCGTCGGTGTCGACGGTGTAGCCGACGGGGGACTGGAGCGGGCCTTTGGTGTCACGGATGGAGGCGATGAGTTCGGTGAGCTTTTCAGGGTCGTGATCGAGTCGTGAGTTGTCGGAGATCTGGATCCGGTGAACGGGCCATTTCTGGAGGGTAGAGGGCGCGGTGTCCGGGGAGGCGGCCGTTGCGGTGTCGGGTGTGGCCGTGACGTTGGTGGGGGGATCGGGAAAGGGTGAGCTCATGGTTGGTTCTGAGGTAGGGAGTGGAAAAATTTTTGGTGGTTTTCAGCGTCGGGTCTGGCGGTTTTTTTTCTGGGTTTCCTGGATGCGGATGAATTCGGCGGCGTCTTTTTCGATCTGTCGTTCGCGGGCTTCGCGGAGGAGTCGGTTCTGTTTGGTGCGGGTCCGGTCGTGTTGTTCCTGGTGGTCGTTTTTCCGTTGATCGGAGTCGTTCCCGGCATATCCGCGGAGTTGTTGTTTGGGTTTGTGCTTGGCGGCGTTGGCTGCGTAGGTCTCGGAGGCGGAGGCGGGTTTCTGGCCTGCGACTTTCATGGCAACACCGGTGCGGATGAGGCTTTTCTGGACAAAGAGGCGGTCGGTGATTTCCTGAAAGGCGGCGCGGGTCTGGCGGAGGAGGTGAAATCCGATGTCTTCGCCGGTCATGCTGCCGATGAGGTCGCGGTAGCGTTCGTAAGACAGGGCGAACCATCGCTGGACGGTGTGGAAGGGGGTGGCGTGGCCGTCTTCGGTGATCCACTGGAGGAGGCGACGGGCGGCAAGGGCGGTGAGTGCGCGTGTCTCGATGACGGTTTCGGAGGCGTGGTCGGTGTTGCCGGCGGTTTCTTCGGTGATTTCCTCGAGGTGATGGGTGATCATTTCGCGGGCGGTGCGGGGATCGGTCTGGACGTTGTATTTTCGAAGGGCGAGGAGTCCGGCGATGGCTTCGCGGGAATCGCGACAGGCTTTGAGGGGGTCGGTGCGGTCTTTCCAGAGTGCGGTGTCCCAGGGGTCGAGGTCGGGGCGCCGGCGGTTTTTTCGGACGGGTCGGTCAGGGTGGATCTCGGCAAGGGGCCCGCGGAGGGTGATGCCGAGGAAAAGGGCAAGGTCGTAGGTGCGCTGGAGTATGCGGGCGGGGCAGGGACCGTCTCCGCAGAGCCATTGCATGATCTCGTGGCGGGTGTGATCGACGATGAGGGAGGCTTCGTCTTCGCTGAGTCGGCGGAGGTGCAGCGCGGGGTTTTCCCCGGATGGCCACCACCATCCGCCCCCGGGAACGGGTGCGGGGGCGAATGGATCGTCGGCAATGTCACGCGGGGACCAGTGATCCGGTGTCGTGATGTCGACGCGGTGGCCGTTTTCCCAGTAGGTCATGGGGTATTACCGGTCAGTGATGGCGGCGTTTTTGTTGGCTCTGGAGTCGCTGCATTCGTCGGCGGTTCGGCAGACGAGCAGGGTGCGGTAGTCTTTCCGGAACTTGGGCGGCTCGTGGGTGAGGCAGAGGTTGGCTTTGCCGGCGAGAAGCGGCCAAAGGAAGGAAAAGAGCAGTTTCATATCGTGCCGGTCGCCTTCGTTGAAGTCTCCGGCGAGTGGCACCCAGATCGTGGCGCGGTCGATGGAGGCAATAAGTTGTTTGTAGCGATCCCCTACAACGGGCAGGTCTTCCCTATACGGCAGGGTGATTTCGACTTCGTGGCCGTGGGGGGCGTAGGGATGCTGTCCGCGGAGTGTGATGGTGGTCTGCGCGGCGGTCGGGGCGGATGGCGGGGATGCGAGTAGTGTGTCCATGGGTGAATGGGGCAATGGGTGGTATTGCGGTCAAAAGGGCGGGTTTATGATCGTTCGATCCACCAGGATCCGGTGACTTTGAGAATGGGTTTCCAGGTGTAGCGGCCGCTTCGGAATTTTTTGCGGTGGAAATGGGCTTTGAAGGCAATGGACCAGTCATGGAATGGCGCGTCGTGGAGGTCTTCGAAGAGGTTGAGACGGTGGGCAATGTTGATGAGTTGGTCGGTCTGGATGCTAAAGACCTCGTCTTTTCCTGCGGTGATGTGATCGATGAGGAGGGTCGCTTCGCGGGCACGGCGGTTCCGGTGCGGATAGGGAAGACTCGATTCACGGGTTTCTGCGGTTTCGGCAGGAAGTGTGGGAGTGTCTTCGCCGGCGGCGAGTCCGTCACGGAATCCGCTCTGGTAGGCGGTGTCGTAGATGTCACGGAGGAGTGTGGTCAGCTCGGGGACGGTATCGGGCTCGGGGAGGTGATCGACAATGAGTCGGTCGGAGGGGGGTGTATTAGTCGGAATCATGGAGTGCGGAACGGGTTTGGGGTGCGGTGAAGGAAATCAGTTCTGACTGGTTCCCCAGGGGCGGATGAAGTCGGAGGGGGGAAAGGCGAGATGGATGATGTTGTCCCCGGCGAGATCTTCTTCGGCGGGGTCGTCGGCCAGATCGAGAGCGCTCATCTCGGTCTGGATAGCGTCGGCCATGCCACGGGCTCCACGTTCAAAGGATTCGTCGATGAACTGCATGAGCTCATCAAGGGTCATGCCGTGGCCGTCGTCGCGGATGGTCGCGAGGCGGGCGTAGATGTCAGCGAGGCAGGTGTCGCGCCTTTCCTGGAGTGTGCCGGTGGGGTCGGCGTGGGTGCGGTGGGTGGTTACTGTAGTCATGGGGCGGGGAAAAAGCTCAATCGGTTTCGGCGGTTTCCGAGGGCGGGGTGAGTCGGGCGTCTCCATCAATGTCCTCCCGGATCTTGCAGCGAATGAATTCACTGAGTGTGCTGTAGCGGCCTTTGATTTTTTCCTGAATTTGCTGTTTCAGGTCCGATGGGATGCGGAAGGTGATGGTGACTTCCGATGGTCGATTCTGTGGGTCCATGTTTTACGTTGTAATGCAATGTAATACAAACGCAAATAAAAAAAGGCAAAAAGCTGCGTTTTTTATCGAAATGGCTTTATTTGTCTTACATATTATGTAACAATATGAATATGAAGACTGGAAAAAGCCGAATGGTGGCGTTTCGTTGTCCTGAAGAACTGGTCAAGGCTGCGGCTGAATTAGCTGAGCATGACGACAGGTCTCTCAGTAACCTCCTTAAACATCTACTGAAAGATGCCGTCGAACGATTTGAACAAGAAGAGTCGAAGCGTAAGCGTGAGATTGCCGCTTGATATCTATGAGGAAGCCGTCGCCAAGGCGGATCTCGACAATCGAACGCTCTCGAATTACATTTTGCACCTCTTAACAAT